GACGGTGCGCGCGGTCAAGCCGACGATGATCCCGAGGGTAAGACCCACGGATAGCCCCGCGGCGAGGAACTCCCAGCGGAGTGAGCGCTGCATCACGCACCCGCCTGGTTCGGGGCGAGCTGCGAACCCGGGGTAACAGGGACGCCAGGCACAGGGATGCAGTAAATCAGCACGGACTGGCCGGGTTTTATCTCCGCGCTCGAGGAGATGAGCGTGTCATTGCCTTGCTTGACGCACGTGTTGAGATCGGGCGCGTGGCCCAACAGCTTCTGGCCGATAAAGGCCCCGTGGCTGTCATAGCCGACCGCGATAGCGAGGTAGGTGAGGGTAGCGACGTTGGTGGGCTGCGCAATGACGTGGCGTATCGGAGCCTTCATGTCGAACTGGACGTGGAGGCACGCGGCGGCGATCTTCGCGTCTTTCGGTATTGCCCCGTGCGCGTATGCGTCCGAGATGATCGACATGTTGTGCTGCTGGCAGAGCGCTTCCTTCGGGCTCTCACCGAGGAGATCGGCGCCGTCGAGATGGCCGCCTGCGTCGTACTGCAGTGCGAAGCCGATGAAGTCCTCAACGTGGGTGACGGTCTGAGCGCCGACGGCTCCGGCGGCAACTGCGTATGACAGCGCAGCGATGAGATACAAAGTCTTGAAAGACTGAAGGAAGTTCTTCATGTGCCTGATGCCTCAGGGTTAGGCGTAGGTGTTGGGGCGGTGCGAGTAGTCGCCGGCAGCTTTGTGTGCTGCGCGGGCGCGAGCTTGGAACGCATCGCGGTCGGCGTCGGCTTCGACAGAGGAGGGCGGCATCGGGAAGATGCGCACGCCAGCGAGCGGATGCGGCGCGGGGCGATACGTGACGAATGTTGATTCGGGACCGTAGCCCATCGCGCGATCTCGCGCAGGTTGCCAAGCCCAATCGCCGCTCAAACTTCTTTCAGATAGCGTCGACAGGGTCGGACCTTCGCCCGAGCTCGCCCTGCCGTCCCCGGTGCATCGACGCGCCTCGTATAGCGCTAGCTGATATTCGGGGGTGTCCAACACTCGCTCGTTTGATTCGAGCTTTTCGTTGCTGTATTTCGCGTGAGCCATTTTCCGTTTTCTCCAAGGTGCCCACGCGAGAGTACGCCGCGAATTTTCACATCCGCAAGCAGAAAAAGAAAAAGCCCGCTCAAGGGCAGCGGGCTTTAACAGAAGTCAAATTTATTTCAATAATGCGTTTTCGTTATGTCTCCTTTCTATTGCAGAATGTGCAAATCGGTGTAGTATTTACGCCGCCAATCGGGACCGACGGCTTTCTGCCGGAACGAACAGGTTCCCACCCACCCGCAAAGGCCGATTCTCCCTCGCCGCGATCTTCGGGTCGGTCGTCACCGAGGCGTTCGCGGCGAGCTGCTTGAGGATATGGTCCATAGCCTCCCTGAGCACCGCTACGCCGGCTTCCTTGTCCTCTTTCGCTACCTGCTTGGCGAACCCCACCAGGCCGTCCGTGAGCTTCCTAGCGCGCATCTTGATGCGTTCCGGTGTCAAAGCGTGCTTTCGAGAAAGGCCCACTGAGGCGTGCTCGAGCTGTGACTTGCTCGTGCGTTTCGCGTCCAGCTTCATGAGATCGTGTTCCGGCGCACGAAGCCACTTCGCGATAGTTCCGTGAGAACTACGGGCAAAGTTCAAACGCCTGTTACGCTCCTTCCCGAAGCGGCTGCGCGGCACTTCATCCTTGGCGAGGATTTCGTCCGTGGCAATCGTCTCCCACACGACCTTGTAGAAGCGTCGGTGTACGGCCTTCAAAACTACTCGCTGCGCAGCTTGGTCAGCCTTTCCATCGAGCTCGGCTTGCGCCGTCTCTATCAACGCTCGAAAATACTCGCCGCGGGCACCGTCCCGGGTGCGTCGTCCATCCATGAACTGGCGGGCAACAGCGCGGACTTCAGCCGCGCTCCACGTCTTTGCGGTCATGCGTTCTTCTCACTTTATGTCAATACGAGCTAGATTGCTCGGTGAGGAGACTAGCACAAACCGTGCCGACCCGAAAATGTCGGCAAAATCGGACAATTGTAATTACGCGCGGCGGGTCATACGCGACAACGTCTTGGCTGTGAACTGCTTCCCGTGAGCTGTGCGATGGCCGGCCGCGTTGAGACGCGCAGCACGCTCTGCCAGGCTTCCCGTGCCCGCTGCGACGAGCAGGGGCGCGTCTCTGCGGGTAGCTTCCATGATGCGCTTGGCGGCCGTTACCGCGCCGCCGCGGGCGGGCGCGGGAGATCCTAGCTTCACCCCCTTGGCTTTCAGCACCCGCAGCGCCATTTTGGTGCGTTCGCTGATCTGGTCGCGCTCAAACTCGGCGAGTACCGCCAGCATCCTGAACACCATGCGCCCGGCCGCGGTAGTCGTATCGATTTTCTCGGACAGGCTGACCAAGTCCGCGCCTTGCCGCTCGAGCCGGTCAGCGATGTCCAGCATGTCTCGCGTACTGCGCGCCAAACGGCTGATAGAGTAGGAGACGAGCGCCGTTCCCCTGACTGCCGCGGTAAGTGCCTGCTCGAGTCCGGGCCGTCCTTTGGTGCTCGAGCCCGATATGCCGGCGTCCTCATAGATGGCGATCAAGTCGCCATCGTTGAGCTCGGTCCACTTCCTGATGCGGTCACGCTGCGCATCCAGCGAGATTCCCTCGGTAGCCTGATCTTGCGTCGAGACGCGGACGTAGCCTATGACTTTCATCAAAAGTTATCCGCAGCTGCGCCAAAAACGAATTGCCATTGCGAGCCGTCGTTTAGCGTTACGGTCCCGTGTCCATCGCGGCCGTTGGCTTCTCGGGTAGCAATAACAAAACCCTTGCGGCCATCCGAGCAAAGTACCTGCATTGATATACTCACTGACATGCTGAGCGCATCATACGTGCCAGTGCAAGTTATGCGGCCGTCAGTGGCGCGAAAGCTGCCGCCCCCGGTAAAAGACGCGGTGGCTGTCCCCCGGAGCGTGTCGCCATTCTTGCCGATGATGACCACCGGCTCAGTAACAGCGCATCCCACGAGAGACAAAGCAACACCTAGAGCTATTAAGTTACGCATTGAGCCAATCCTCTTCTGACTTGTCGGGTAAAGCTGACTTGTCGGGTAAAGTAGGGGGCGCGTGAAGTTTGTGTGCATGTCTCTCTCCGGTTTGTAAGGTAGGCGTATCCCGCGACGTTCCCAACGTGGAAACGTCACAAGTTCCACCGCGAGTATCGCACCGAGTCAGAAGACACGACGACGCGCAGCGATGCGTTCTCGTACGTGTCGGATATGCGCTGGCGTTGCTCACGTGTCAAGGCAGGCTCACGCCAAGCGGTAAGGAATGCCCGTATCAGACGCATCATGATATGTACCCCTCTGACACTGCGAACTCGTACAGCGCACGCTCGGCGGAAACCACGTCGCCAAACAAGCCTTCATGACTGCCGATCGGCACGCACCATCCGAGCGGCGCGGGCTGGTACATGAACAGCTCATCCATATACACGCGCCCCGGACCGGTGGCACCAGACGCAGCAATGTGCTCAATCGCGCCAAGGTCCGCAACGTCGCGGCCCGTAGCTTGGAACTCTTCGAATGTCATCACGTGAGTGTCTCCGGTGACCATGGGCGGAAGCATACGCCATACCCTTTGCGTGTGCAATACCTGAAACGCAAAAAGTGTGGAGTAGTGCCGTGGGAACTAACCGTGAGTGAGGAGAAAGGACTGCATTCGACTCAATCCGTGATGAGCAACGCCAGCCTCTCAAAACGTGAAAATAAGGGATAGCACGGTAAGGGGTCGGCTCACTGCACGGCTTGGCGGCCTTCGTATGCGGTCTGTTATGTCGCATTAGACACGCGGAACGCGATATGGCGCGATAGCGCGGCATTAATATTGAGAGAGGCTAAAGCACTTAACGATAATTAGAGAATATTAATTCGAGCCATTTAACCGCGTGCTCCAGCATGCTCCAGCAAAGTCGGCGGAGCATGCTGGAGCATCCTAGAATCAATGACTTAGATAATTGCGAGCTTGCGGGCAATAATCACGTGTTAGTTTTACACTTATGCAGTCAACAGGTAGTGCGAGATAAGTGCATAGATATCAACGTGTTAGCGTCGGAACGTGAGAACGTATGGAGAATGCTCCGCGCTCCACGATGCTCCAGCTAGAGCATCGTGGAGCATCTAGAGCATCGCAATATGCTCCAGCGCGCTCTGGCTCCCTTTAGGGGCCAGTAGCTGGAGCATGCGAAGTGCAGAGTCGACCCGGTTAGCTTGAACCGAGAGGCGCCAAACTATTCCGGCTCGGCAAGTGTTAAGCGCCACCTCGCGTTGTGGCGTACGCATGCGGTCGGTTGCATACGCGACGCACTGCAGTAGCTGCCAGGCACGCGCGTGCCATGGTCAATAAGACATAACGCATTCCTTGCCACGGAACTGGTCATATTACATATGCTGGAAACGAGCTCCCCGAAATCGATTGCCACCCTTCGCTGTCAGTCATACGCAGCGTAAGGTCCTTCTGTAAGTCGTACAGCAAAAAATTTTTGCACAAATATATTTTGCCGGGGTATGATCGCGTGGGGTACTCAGGGCTTTCTACATGCAACGTCACACCGCCATTCTCGCTTTCATCGACCAAGTTAGTTCAGAACTTCCCCGTGGACAACGTGGTCGCGACGCGCGTGCCTTGCTGCCCTCGCGGCTTTGTAAAGGGTGCCGACAATTAGCGCCGGAGCTGGGATTTCGCGCGAAGGGGGATGCGTATTGTATTACCTGTCGTGATGCGCGCAGAGTTGTTCGTGAAAATCCAGAAATGCATCGCGCGCAGAAACTGGCTAAGGTGCGTGCGCGCGCGGCTGCCGTGCAGGCGGACCCCACTTTGCGCGTCAAGCGCAACCAGATAGCGGCAGAATCGCGCGCTCGTCAAATAGCGCGGAACCCTGAAGAATTTCGTTTTCGCCAAAAGGCAAATCGAAAACGGTGGCGGGACAGCCACCCCGGTCACAGGCAGCCATCTTCACGCATTACTCCCGCGCGCCGCACGGCGCCGCCCACCCGGCCGGCCCCCGCCGCATGTGAAGCGTGTAAGCGCGTGTTTGTTGGCACCCCGCACGCAGATCACGTGCACGGGACAGATATCTTTCGCGGGTGGCTATGCGGACAGTGCAACACTGGCATTGGGATGCTTGGGGACAACATTGAGGGCCTGGGGCGTGCGATTGCGTACCTCGAGTGGTCGAAAGCACAAGTTCCCGTGGAAAAGCGCTGGCTGCTGGAATGAGTTGGCCCGTAGTGCCGCAGGAACTTTTCTACTAAAACTTTTGTAAATTCATAAGCTTGGGGGCGCGCCCGTAGCGGATGTGCTTTCGCACATGGGATGATCGCGTGGGTGGGAGATTAAATCTCCTTCCACAGCCTCTGTCGCCCGGCCGCGTTACAAATGGTTGCTGCGCGTCGACAAGCCAGAACAGCCCCAACGTCTCACCGGCAGCGGGGCACCAATTCCACCGCGTCCCGCCCCCACGGTAGCCGCTGCCCGTCTCCGACCGTCGCCCGCGCCGCCTTCTCCCGGTCCGAGCACAGTGTCTGCGGGTCCCTCGCTACCGTGGGGGAGATGGGCAGGAAGAAACCAACATCGCCGCCCAGCCCACACCGCAGACGATCTTCGGCATGCCCGTCCCGCTGTGGGCGCGCCTGCACTTCGTGTGCGCCGCAGATCCGCTGTCGCGGCTGATCGCCTGGTACGGCCGCGGCGCGCAGGGCCTGAGCCACGTCGACATCGAGCTTCCCGACGGTACGCTGGTCGGTGCGCGCTCGAACGTGATCAACGGCATACCGGCCGGCTTCCAACGTCGACCGGCCAACTACGCGAAATGGATACGCGTCAGCACCGTCACCCTGCCGCTGACTGAGCTGCAGGCGATGCGCGCGTACCGCTGGGTCCGCAACACCGTTGGGGCGAAGTACGACACGGCCGCCATCCTCGGGTTCGTTGAGGGGTCGGCGCTGCACAAGCGCGGGGAGTACATCTGCTCGGCGGCCGGCACCGAGTTCCTGCGGCAGGCGGGGAAGCTCCCGACGCTGCCGATCGCGGCTTCACAGGTAACACCTGACACGCTGCAGATGATGGCGATAGCCGCCGGCGGGAAATGGGAGAACGTGAAGTGATGCATCCGTCGACTTTCGAGTACCTGCAACCGACACCGGCGCAGATTGCTGCGATGGCGCGCGTCCGGGGCGCCGCGAAGGCGTACCACGACGTGTTGGATGAAGTGCTCCCCGACGGTCCGGACAAGACTTTCGTGATTCGCACGCACCGCTCGAATGCGATGTGGGCGAACGTGGCGCTGACGCGCCAACCCGACGGCGCGCCGCGCGCATGAGTACCCGCAGCCAAGCAACCTACACCGCCTTGGGCGCCGCCGTCCTCGCGCAGTTCGCCGATGCCCACGGCGTGAAGTTATCCGCCTCGGACGCCATGACGCTGCTTTCCGGCGCGTTCATTGCACTCCACGTGGTCGGAGCCTACATCGACCGACGGTGGCCGCCGGTCCCTACTTCGCCGGTTACCCCGGCCAAATCCTGACAGGAGAAAGATCCATGTCCGTACTGACCCAGCTCCTCCCCGTCCTCGCGGCGGGCGTCGAAGTCGAGGCCATTCCGGCCGTCATCACGTTCTTCAACACCGTGCAGGCCAATGCGAAGCTGCCGGTTGAGCTGCAGCCCGGCTCCGATGCGCTCGCCTTCGCGCAGCTCGAGCAGAACCTGCTCGTGGACGCCCCGTCGCTGATCGCGACCGAAGTCGGCACGGTCAACGCGATCGTGGTCGGCAAGCTCCAGGCGGCTCTCACGGCGGCGCAGAAGCTCGTCAAGTGAGCCTGGCGACGGTACTCGCGATACTCGGGGCGGTCAACACGCTCATGGGTGTCATCAAGGATACACCGGCTGTTGCCGACGAGGTGCGTTCGCTCCTCGTGAAGGTTGAGCCGGCTGTCGACAACACGGGCCTCCGGCAAGCGTTCGACTTGCTGAAGGCCGAGGTGGAGAAGCTGTAGGTGGAGTAGCTCAGACAGTAGAGCAGCCGCCCTTACGGGTGGCAGGTCGCCAGTGCAACTCTGGCCTCCCCGTCCCTTTCGTTTCCGGAGAAGTTGACATGACCCAGCCCGAGATCGTGGATATCGGTAGCGTGGCCTCGGCGAACATTGCCGCGCGCCTGAAGCTCGACGAGAAGCGCGTCCCCGAGATCAAGCGCGCCATCGCGGACGAGATCAATGCGATGAGCTCGCACTTCTCGCTCGCCTTCGCCGACGTTCAGACGCAGTACGAGGCGGAAGTCACGAAGGTGAAGTCCTCGTGGAACTACGTGCGCTCGAAGCCGGGCATCGTCGCCGGCACGCTCGGCCTCGTGTTCCTCTTCGGTGCGGTACTGGGAGCGATCGTTGGCTTCCACATCGGATGATACCAACTGGCTCGATGGTCCGGCGCCGGTAGTCGAAGACGACGATTGGCTGAAGATCGAGGACCCGAACGCGAATCGGGTGCCTTCGCAGTTCCACATGCTTATCGAAGCATGCATGCCGGGGACCGAGCGCCGCATGTGCTCGTGGGGCAACTATCTCGCGTACCGCCCATACAACCCCCGCACTGACAAGGAAGTCAACCCGCGAACCAAGGAGCGGTTCAGCATGTTCATCGCAGCCGGTGAGGTGAAGCACCTCGGCACGTACGACGACGTGCAGATCTGGGAGTTCCAGAAGGGGAGCCCCTACTACCACGACGGCAACAAGGCGTACGTGGTCGGCCAGAATTACTGGGGTGATATCCGTCAAGTTGCGACGCTCGCGTGTGAGCGGAAATGGGCGGAGTATCACGACTTCCTCGAGGGCATGGCGAAGGCCATGAAGGGCGGCAACCGTGACCCGGCCTTCGCGAAGACCATGTGGCAGGATGCTTTGAACCAGATCGCCGTCGCGATCAAACAGATGAACGGCCCGGAAGAGCGCGAGGTGAACGAAGGATTCATCGGCGTGCGCGCGAAGCGCGGGATCGCCCGCGGCGGCATCCTCGCGACGCTGAACAGCTCCGGCCTGCAGAAGGTGGAGTTCAGTGGCCGATGACAGTTGGCTTGACACGGCGAAGACTCCCGCTCAACTGCCTGCCGTAGTAGAGCTGCCGGCGACTTACCCGGAGCGCCTCGCGCTCGCGGAGCGTCTCTGGCCCGAGCTCTCGGAAAAGCAGCGCAGATTCTTGCAAGCCTGGCGGGACTGTCGGTTCAACGCCCGCGCGGCGTGCCGGCAACTCGGTATGTCGGAGAACACCCGGCCGAACACGCAGTGGATGAAGGAGCCGGACTACGCGACCGTCGTGCAGATATGGCTTGCGAACGCTGGCGTTGCCGCGCTCGACAAGGACCGGTTGCTCGCCCGCCAGGACGACATCGTGGAGACTTTGCTCACGCCGAAGCCCGTTCTGCATCAGGGCATCGCGGTGTTTGACCCGACCCGACCCGGAGAGATTCTGAAAGAAGTCGAAGCGGGCGCCGCGAGCCGCGCGAACGAAGTGCTGATGAAGGCCGCCGGGCTGCTCAAGGACAAGGAGCTCGAAGTGAACGTCGGAGTGGTCGTGAACAACGGGCCGCCGACGCTCAACATTCAGGTACTACCTGCGCGCCCGAAGAAGGACGCCGCGCTCGAGACCGTACCGATTGACGCGAAGTTCACGGAGGTGCCCGACGATGAGTGGCTCAGCACTTAATCCGCTCGGGCCGGTTGCCGGCGCTTACTGCCTCGACAACCACGAAGTCGCTGTCATCATGGGGCCGTTCGCTTCGGCGAAAACAACGGCTTCGATGTTGCGCATCGCTCGGCATGCGTGGGAGCAGCAGCCGTGGGGAGGCGTTGCACGCACCCGGTTCGCGATCGTACGTAACACCGGCCCGCAGCTGTACGACACGACAATGAAGTCGTTCTTTAAGCTGTTCCCCACCGACAACAAGTGGCGGAAGTGGACTTCGACGCAGAAAACCGCGACATGGAAGTTCCCGATAGGCAAGGACAGGGACGGGAAGTCCGTGATGTTGCATTCGGAGTTCATGTTCCGAGCGCTCGATGATCCGGATGACGTGGCGAACCTGCTGTCGCTCGAGGTGACGGGGTTCTACTTCAACGAGTTCCGCGAGATCGAGACCGACATCTTCGTGAACGCCCGCGGCCGGTACGGTCGTTTCCCGGGCGCCGACATGGGCGGTTGCACGTGGCAGGGCGCCATCGGGGACACGAACCCGTGGGCGTTCACGCACGACTACCACGACATGTTCGTGGTCGACAAGCGGCCGGGTTTCGAGTTCTTCCATCAGCCAGGCGGGCTCGATGAGGGTGCCGAGAACCTCGAGAACCTGAACCAGACGCGGGAGTCTATCACATGGCCCATAGACGATCCGCGGCGCAGGGAGCTTGGGCGAACGTATTACTCGCGCTTGCTCGATACGTACAAGAAGCACGATGCGGACATGTATGTACATTCCAAATACGGAGTGTCTCGTGCAGGGAAGCCGGTATACGAATCGTACAACGACAACACGCACTGCAGGACGTTCGAGCTCCTCAAGGCGAAGGTCAAGGGTGTTGAGTGTACGCCGCTCCTGATCGGCTACGACAACACGGGGCGGACGCCCGCGGCGATCATCGCGCAGAAGACCGCCAACGGGCAGTGGCGCCGTAGGTACGAGTTCATCGGCGAGGGCATGGGGATGAAGGCGCACGCCAAGGCGCTTCACCAGTTCCTCGCGGAGAAGGTTCCCGACTACCACATCGAGAAGATCACGTGCGACCCCGCCGGCCAGGCGAAGGGCGCAGACGATCTCGACATGCGGATGGTCGTGCAGCGCGAGTTCCCGGGCGTGATGGTTATCAACGCGCGCACGAACGACATCTCGACGCGCATTGATGCCGTAGACGGCGCGCTGCGGCGGATGGTCAACGGCGAGCCGGCTTCGATCATCCACCCCGACTGCAAGATTCTGCGGACGGCGTACCTGACGAAGTACCAGTACCGGAAGTTGAAGTTGGCGGGCGAGGAGCGCTACACGGAGGAGCCGGACAAGAGCGCAAAGCCATACGACGACATCGCGAACGCCGACCAGTATCTGATGCTGGGCGGCGGGGAAGGGCGGGTTAACTCGGACGGCACGGGCAAGGAGATGTGGGGCAAAGGGCAGTCGATAACGCCGGTGGCCCCGGGGCGTCCGGGCTTCAAAACCAACTTCGACCCACGCAGCGGGAGCGTTTTCAATGAGAGATAAAACCGGATTTCGCAGTACAAAGGGCGGGTGAGTGTCGCTTCTCGACACAGCAGCGCACGACAGCATCCTTGATCGCGCTCCCGCGAACAAGGTGCAGGGCTGCATCTATCTCATGCGTCACGGACAGACGGCGCTCGACGTTGAGCACCGCTCGGACGGGCACCTCGACTTCCCACTGAGTGACGAGGGCCGCATCGGGCTGATGGCGGCGCAGCAGCACCTGAAGACGGTGCCGCTGACGCACATCTACACGCCCGACCTGAAGCGCACGCACGAGACCGCGCACATCGTCTCCTCCGGCGCGCTCTCCGCGCCGAAGATCGTGACAACGGACGATGCGCGCACATGGAACTTGGGCGTGCTCGCCGGCACCAAGAAGCGCTACGGGCGTCCCGAGGTGCAGAAGCTCATCGACAGTCCGGGGACCGCGCCGCTCGGCGGCGAATCGTTCACCGGGTTCCAGAGCCGCTTCCTGCCGTGGTTCCAGAAGACCGCGGCGAAGGCGGTGTCGACCGGCAAGCCCGTGTTGATCGTCTGCTCCGGCTCGAATCTGCGGTGCCTCGGCCAGGTGTTGTTCGGCGATCCTGACGCCATTGATCTTGACGAGGGCGGCCTCGCTGTCTTGCGCTACGCCGCCGGCCGCTGGCACGAAGAGGTTCTCTTTGGTGCCGAGGGCGCGAGCCAGCATGTCAGCTGAGCAGCTGTCGCTGCTCGACACGGCAGGGATGAAGGTGCGGGATTGGTACCTCGTGTACCACCCGCGAGTGCCGTGGTTCAAGTGGATGCGACACTTGAAGCAGGGCTTCCGGCACGTCGAGCTCGCACGCCCCGTGCGCTACGGCCCGGGCTTCAACGAAGTCGTGTGGCTACATGTGCTTCCTACGATCGAAACGTTGGATGCCGAAATCGCTTTCGATTCGACGCCCCCGTGGGAGCGGTGCCCCAACTCGGTAGTTCAGCGCGTTCGCGTGAGCCGCCCTGAGGGGCGCATCTACAAGTGGTTTCACTTCGGCCCGGTGTCTTGTGTCGAGATTGCGAAGTACGCGCTCGGCATAAACAGCTGGCGGATATGGACGCCCTGGCAACTTTATAACTTCATTCAACGGCGCGGTGGCGTCATAGTGGGAAAGTAAATGGGTGGCAGCGGCGGTTCAGGTCCAACTCTTCAACAGCAAGAGCTGCAGACAGAGCAGGCGATGACCAACGCCAATCTGAATCTGGAAGAGAACGATCAGCGCAAGACCATGCTGAACGCCATGCAAGGGACGCGCGTGTTTCGCGGCTCGGCGCTTTCTCGCGCTGTACGGGGGAACAACAATACAGGCAGTTCTCAGGGCAACGGCATCAGCAAGGCCCAGGTGACAGGCTATTCCGCACCCCCGGTGGTGAGCGCTTCGCAGAGCCTACTCAGCCAGACGCAGAGCGGGAACACGACTGCAAACCCGGCCGCGAGCAACACCGCGGCCACCCGGTTTGGCGGCGGGTCGTCTTCGCTCCCGAGCGGCGCGAATTGCTTCTCGGGCGGTACTCGAGTGTTGACGGCCGAAGGGTTCCGACGCTTCGATGAACTGCCTGCGATCGTGGAAATTATCAACCACACCGGTCGCCATACGGCCGAGCTTCTGGTGCACGAAGGCTCGACGGAGCCGATGCGCGTTATGGGGGCGGATCTGGTCACGGAAACCCACCCCATCAGGGTAGGCGACGGCTGGGTTGACGCGAAACTGATATTCGCGGTGGAAGCGCCTGTCGAGCCGCGCACCGTCTACAACTTGCATGTGTTGGGAAGCGAGCAAGACGCGCACTACCTGCTCGCCAACGGCCTGACCGCGCACAACAAGATCATGGGGACTTGAGATGGCGATCCACATCAATCCAGCCCACAAGGGCCGATTCACCAAGAAAGTCACCGGCAGCAAGAACGGGAAGCTGACAGACAAGGGTGTCGAGAAGGGGCTGCATTCGAAGAGTGGCATCGAGCGCAAAGAGGCGAACTTCGCGCGCATGGCGCGCCGGCACTTCAAGCCGCTGTAGCCTGTGACGCTCCTGTCCGTACTGCCCTCGGGTCTTGAGGACGTTCAGATGCTGATGAAGCGTCGGAACGCCGCAGCCCAGAAGAAAGAGCTCTGGCGCTCGATATACAGGGACGCGTACCTGTACTCGATGCCCGCGCGCGAGACGTTCACCTGGCATACGGAAGGGCAGTATCGGAACAACCGCCTATTCGACTCGACGTTGCAGGAAGCGACGTACACGGCGGCCAACACGCTTTGCGCGCTCCTCTTCCCGTCGTGGGTCGAGTGGGCGCAGCTCTCCCCCGGCGGGGCGCTAACACCAGACGTACTTGACAGCAACCCGAATATTCTGCGCGGGTTGCAGAAGGCCACGAAGGCGTTCTTCAACTACCTGAACGCTTCGAACTTCAACACGGTAATCAGCGAGGCGGCACTCGACTTGCAAGTCGGCACGTGCGCGCTGTCGTTCAACGAGGGTGATCAAGAAGACCCGTTCGTATTCCAGTCGATCCATACCTCGGCGCTGGAACTCGAGGAAGGCCCAAACGGGACGATCGAGACGACGTTCGTAAAGCGCAAACCCGAGGCACGCAATCTCCTTCGCATGTATCCGGGGCTTGAGCTGTTCGATCTGCCGGCGCAGACGCAGGAGATGATCAAGAAGCAGCCAGAGCAGAAGCTCGAGATCATCCAGGGCGAGATTTACGACCCGGAGACGAAGAAGTATTACGGCGTCGTGATTGATGAATGCGGCCCGACGATCATCTGGCGGTACGACTTCGGAAAGAGCAACCCGACAATTGTCGCGCGAGCGTCGAAGACAGCCGGGGAAACATACGGGCGCGGCCGCGTGCTTCTCGCGCTGGCCGACGCCCGTACGCTCGATCGCATGCAAGAGTTCGTGCTGACGCAGGCGGCGCTCGCGATCGCCCCGCCGATGACCGGCGTGAGTGACGGCGTGTTGAACCCGTACACGGCGAGCCTTACGCCGAACACGATCATCCCGGTAGCGAGCAACTCAGATGGGTCGCCGTCGCTGAAGCCGATTGAGCTCGGCCAAAATTTCAACGTCACGGAGCAGATGCTGAAGGATCTGCGCGAGCGCGTGCGCCGCACGATGCTCGGGCCGGAGCCCTCAGAAGGCCCCGTTAAGAGCGCGACCGAGATCAGTGTCGCCGACCGCAACCGCCTCTGGGCCATGAACGGCGAGTACACCCGCATCCAGGCAGAACTCCTCGCGAAGATCATCGCGCGCGGCGTCTACATCCTTCAGAAGAAGGGCTTGATGGCGAAATTCAAGCTCGACGGCAAGTCCGTGAGCGTGAAGTACACCTCACCCTTCGCGACGACGCAGAACGCAGACGACTTGATGAATCTGCAGAAGACGGTGCAGTCGCTGCTCCAACTCGGTCCGCAAGCGGGCGCCGCCGCGGTATCGACGGGCCTGAACGTCAACGACATGCCGGCGTATGTCGCGCGGCTCAACGGCGTACCCGAAAGCCTGATCATGACCGAGGACCAGAAGCAGGCCCTCGGCAAGCAGGTGGCGCAAGCCGCGCAGGTGCAGCAGCAGGCGCAGACGCAGCAAGCCGGTGCGCAGGCGCAGGCCGAGTCGCAAGGCGCCGCGCCGCCACCCGAGCAACAGGGTGGGCCGCCGCCGGTGCCCGCGCAGTAGCAGGAGAAGACCGTGGGGGAGAGTGAAGCTGACTGGCTGTTTCCGAAGAAAGAGGAGCAGCGCGCGAAGGTAGAAGAGAGCGGACTTCTGTTCGCACAGAGGTCCCTCGTGTTTTTTGGGCCGACAGCGGACCCACGCGCGCGGGAGTTGCTCGAGCACTGGACCGCGCAGGCGCGCAACGCCCGCATCCCGCGCACCGCGACGTTGGGCGAGTACGCCGCAGCGAATGCATTCAGGGAATTTGTTGAGGGTCTGCACCAGCAGATCGCCTTTGCCATGCACGGCGCGAATCAACCGAAATCGAGGACAGCAACGTGACCACACCTGCAGCCGCTCCAGCGGCACCTGCAGCGGCACCAGCAGCCCCCGCGACGGCACCCGCCGCGCCAGCAGCTCCTGCAGCCGCCCCAGCCGCTCCCGCGGCGCCCGCAGCCCCTCCGGCTGCCCCCGCGGCCCCTGCGCCCGCTCCGGCGGCTACACCGCCCCCGGTTGACCCCGGTGATTCGCTACTGCCTCCCGGAGACGCTCCGGCGCCCGCCGCGGAGCCGACCGCGGCCGAGAAGCTCGAGGCGGCCCGCGCGCTCATCAAGGCCGCGGAGACCGCTGCCGACCCGAACAACGGCAAATCTTGGCTCCTGAAGGACGGAGTCATGGGCGAGGGCGAGAAGCCCACCTGGTTCAAAAACGACAAGTACAAGACGGTCGCTGCGCAGGCCGAGGCGTACACCGCGCTCGAGTCCCGCTTCGGCTCGTTCACCGGTGCGCCGAAGAACGAGAAGGGCGAGGCCGCCTACACGTTCACGCCGCCCGAGGGTGTCGAAGTCAGCATGGACCACCCGGTCATGCAGGAGTTCACGAAGTGGGCCGCCGGGAAGCAGTTGAGCCAGGAAGGGTATAGCGAGCTCCTCGGGATGCTCGTGCAGTACGAGGCCGCGCAGGCGCCGAACATGAGCGCGATCAAGGAGCGCCTCGGCGAGAACGCCGACACGCGCATCGCGAACGTAGTGACGTGGAGCAAAGCCAACCTCGGCCCGGATGGCTACGCGAATCTGCGGGCGGCCACCTCCGGCGCGAACGCGGACGCCGTGTTCAAAGTCGTCGAGCAGATGATGGGGAAGACCGGCCAGGTGCGGCTGCCGCCCCCCGGCCAGGACATTCCGGGCGTGCAACCCGGCTCAGGGCTTGATGCGATCAAGGCGGACCACGCGGCGAAAGACGCCAACGGGAAGCTGAAGGTCGACACCGTGCCCGGCTACCGCGCGCAGATCGAGAAGCGCTACGCCGAGTATTTCCAGAACGCTGGCTACTCCGATCGCGCGTACCAGACAGCAGGCAGATAAGCGAAGTGATTCGCACTGGGCTCTCACGGGAGAGCTCAGACAGAATCGCATGTTGCCGCGGGGACCTTCGAAAGAAGCCTGCACCAGCAACCGCCGTGTGCGCTACGAGACAGCGTGAGGTGAGAGCGGGCCGGGAAACCGGGACCCCAATTGATCCAGTTGGCCGTGGAAGTCGGCTATGCCTCTCCCTTTCAACCCCTTTTGAGGAATCTCAAATGTCAATCAATTTGGGTGGCGTTTATACGTCAACCACGAACGCCGCTATCGCGTCGTTCGACACCGATGTGAAGCTGGCTTACCAGGGCGAAGGCGTCCTGCGTAACACCGTGCGTGTGAAGACCGGCATCGTCGGCCAACAGTTCGCGTTCCGTAAGATCGGCGCGTCGGTTGCCTACCAGCAGACCGCTTCGGCCGAGGAAATCACCCCGAACGACACGAGCCACACGAAGATTTTCGCGACCCTGACGAACTGGCGCGTTGGTGACTACACCGACCTGTTCGACCAGGCCGAGACGAACATCGACGAGCGCTCGTTCCTCGCGAAGGACAATGCGAAGGCGATCGGTCGTGCCGAGGACCAGCTTGTCATCAACGCGCTGGCGGCCGTTTCCGGTCCCGCTGGCACCGTGGCGTCCGGTTACGCCGGCACGAACACCGGCTTGACCGCGGATAAGATCCGTCACGCCAAGCGGTACCTCGTGCAGCAGCAGGCGTCTGGCGGCGATCACTACATGGTGATCAACGCAATCGCTCTCGAGACGGCCCTCGCCGAGATCGAAGTGACGAGCGCGGACTACCAGTCGATGCGCATCCTCACGGATGCCGACGCGAACAACAAGAAGATGTTCGGGTTCACCTTCAAGGTGCTTGAAAATCGCGTTGAGGGCGGCCTCCCGGCTGGTTCCTCGAACGTGACCGAGTGCTTCGCGTACGACAAGGCGGCCATGGGGCTTGCCACGGCGATCGAGCCGACTTCGCGCGTGGACTTCATCCCGCAGAACAACGCGTGGCTCTCCCAGAGCATCTACATGGGCGGCTCCGTGGTCATCGACCCGCTGGGCGTCGTGATCGTGAACGTCTACGGCACCTAATCGGTAGCCGTTCACCAACTCCATTCAGAGGAAACGCACATGGCTTTCTCAAGCTACAACACGCAGTTCACCCGCCTCGGGCCGGTGAACGACAACTGCCCGACGATTTGGGTGTACAAGGCGACCGAGACTTCTCTCGACACTGTCGCGGCGAGCGGCTACTTCAACGCCGTCGCCAACAAGCTCAAGGTCGGCGACCTGGTCTACTTCACCACGGCGGCTTCCCCGTGGCTGGCTGGCCTCGCCGTCGTCAAGAGCAACACCCGCAACATCACGGCGGTTCCCCCGGTGTCCGGTGTGGTTGACTTGTTCAACTTCACGGCCATCAATTCGAGCATCAACAGCGGCTAATTCCGCGCGGGGCGGTGGCTTTCGCCGCCCCTTCTTTTCGGAGGTTTTAGCATGTCTGGAGTCGTAGTCCCTAGTTCAGATACCGCCAACTACCCGCTGTATGCGCAGATCGTGCAAATGCAGACGTTGGTGACGGCAAACAAGAACCCCGTGCAGTCGGCGGCGTACCGCCAACAACTTCCCGCGCTGCAGCACCAGCTCGTTGCCAACCTTTTGGCGAGCAATAAGCTGCCGCCCGCAACCATTTTGAGCACCTGCACGTACGGGCAGGCGGACTCGAGCACGTATTAAGCGATGTCTTCCTACACTCAATGGGTGCCATTTCAGATGGCGTGCCGCCTGCGCTGTTTGCAGCAAGGCACGTTGAATGTAGGCAACACGCAGCAGAACCGCCTCAATCTGCTGTCCTTGGCTCTCACAGAGGCCAACACAGGCCCGTCGTTCGGTCGGGCGATGAACGGTAACTGGGCAACGTGGGTTGAAGGTTTCGGCCCAGGCGTCAGTACCAACGGGGCCGCTACCGGCTACACGGGCGCGGGACTGCTCGTCATTCCGGCGCTCGTTCCAGGATTCGTCAAACCAATCGCCTCATGAGCACGATGCTCGTGGTGGGCAGCGCGCCGTGTCTGTACGAGGACGTGAAACGCGCGCTGGCAATTCGGCCGTTTGCAGCTCTGATGCTGGTCAACGGCGCGTGCACGGCAATAGAGACCGCCGAGCACGTCCTGGCCGGTCACGAAGAGAAGGCGGAATTCTTCGCGAGAGAGCGCCGCGAGCGCTTTCCGAATGCTCCGCCCTGGCGTCTTCACGCGACGACGCACCCGCACCGCCAGAAGACGGCACGCGAGCTCTTCCCGAGCGTCACGGACTGGCATCCGCATGAAGTCGGTGTTGGGGCTACCTCGGCGAGCAAGGCCGCAAAGCTCGCGTTCCTCCTCGGGGCAACTGAGGTGATCTTGTGTGGTTGCCCGCTCGATCAACCGGGCTACTTCCCGGGCGAGGCGAACGTGCCTCAACACGTCATGTGCCACCGCATCGGTGATCACGGGATGGCGTACGGCGAATCCGTACCGGTGCAGGAAACGCGAATCATCAAGGGCTATCGCGAGAAATTCAAGATTCTCGCGGAGACCGAATTCAAAGGGCGGGTTTGGTCAATGTCGGGCTTTACCCGCATCTGTTTGGGGGCTCCGCCTGATGCCATATGCTGATCCAGTAAAAGCCCGGGAAGCCCAGCAGCGATGGCGGCGAAACAACAAAGCGAAGAACAGAGAAAATAACTTGCTTAGTTGGCGACGCAGAATGGGTATTCCATTGCCCACGCGTACGGCGCCGGCGAAATGCGAAATTTGCGATGGGCTGCCTAAAAATGGCCGGCCACTTGTGCTTGATCACGACCACCTTTTCGGGACTTTTCGCGGTTGGTTGTGCCATAGCTGTAATTTAGCGATCGGGCTTCTTCATGACAGTCCTGACCGCGCGGACAAACTAGCCGCGTATTTGCGGCGTCCTTAAGAGGCTTGATGACATGTCCACATGGGTTAATTTGAATCGGGCGGCGAAATTCCCCGAGGTTGAAAAAGTGTACAAGCGCGCGGGGCGCGGCCAGGGCTCGACGCAGTCTGCTGGCGCTACAACGCCCGCGTCAGCGCGTTACGGGTTTCTGACGTACGTCAAGCGGCTCGTGAGTGAGACCGCCTCGATTCCGTCGTGGGTGCGCTTCATGCCCGCCGGGTCGAACGATTGGCAGAACTGCCAAGTCGACGTGACCAGCATCCCGGGCGTCCGAGCGCTTCGCACCAACGGGAAGTGGGTCAACTTCGTAGCTTGATCTGATCCGAGGAGAAGCGGATGACACGAGTAGCTGAAGGACTCGGCCGGAAATGGCTGTGGCCTGATGAGGATCGGGAATGTATCAAGGTCATATTCGACTGGATGTCGGATCTTGATCGCACGGTGAAGCTCTGCAAGCAGCGTCGCACCGCTATTCAAGCGGGCGGCAACATGGGCGTGTGGCCGTGGCGCCTGGCGCAAATGTTCGATCACGTCGTGACCGCCGAGCCGGATCGCGAGTGCTTCAACCTGCTGTACGACAACCTCGACGGCACGCCGAACGTCGACATGTATCCGGCGGCCTTATTCGATGCCGAGACGCATTGCCGGATGGAATTCGAGGCGCAAAACCGCGGCGCGCAATACATCGCGGTTGATCGGCGCGGCAATGGCGCTATCCCCTGCATCACGATCGACAGTTGGGGCATCACGGACTGTGACCTGATCTATCTCGATATCGAGGGCGCGGAGCTCAAAGCCATTCAGGGTGCCGTTGAGACGATCCGCCGCTCGAAGCCTGTGATCGCGTTTGAAGACAAGAACCTGTCGACGCGTTTCGGCACGAGCAAGTACGACGCCGAGAAATGGATTGCCAACGAGCTCGGCTACAAGGTAGTGGCTCGCTATCACAACGACGTGGTTATGACATGCACGTAGTCACAGTGCTCAAGTCCGGCGGTGACTTCAAACCGTCGCACGTCCAGGCCCTGAAGCGCCAGCTCGAGAAGCAGGCCCCCGGTGCAACTTTCTCGTGTTTCACCGACATGAAAGTTGAGGGTGTTGAGTGTCGTCCGCTCAAGCGCAAGTGGCCTGGCTGGTGGTCGAAGATGGAACTCTTCGACCCGGAAGTGCGCGGCGACATCCTCTACATGGATCTCGACACCGTGCTCGTCGGGCCGCTCGACGATCTGGCGCGCGTCAACTCGCTCGCGATGCTGCGCGACTTCTACCGCGACGGCAAGAAGCTCAAGGAGGGGCTGCAGAGCAGCGTCATGTTCCTCCCCGAGCGCCACCGCAGTGTCGCGTGGGATCTG